CCTATTTTAGCTAATTGATTTATGTCTGAATAATCTGCCATAGCCATTTGTGGAGCTTGTGCAATAGCTGCATCTTGTCTTGCTCTTTCTGCACCAAAGTTACTGTAAGCTAATTCTGCTGCTCTGTTAGTTAAAGCATTTGCTAGGTTTTCTGATGCTTGTGATTCCATCTCACCCATAGCACCTGAACCATATCTACCAGAAGCTGCTGTTCTACTACCAATATCTCTAATAGCTTTATTAAATTCTGTAACAGCAGGTTTAGCTGCACTTGCCATCATTGCAGAAAAATATGGATTACCTGCTGATAGTCTGTCACCACTAATTGTGCTTAACTGTTGTGCTTGAGCTGCTGGTACTAATGGACTACCAGTTCTTGCTCTATCACCTGCTAAACCTAATGCTTCTGTTGTAGTTGCTGATGCTGGAACATAAGTTGCATCTGGGTAATATTCTGGGGAAGCATCTTCATATAAACCTTTTGCTTCATCTAAACCATAAGTTATGTATGGTAAGATAGCAGGGTCAATATTTTGTGTAGTTTGAGTAGTTTGGTTACCACCACCACCACCACCTTTGTATTCACGCAACCCAGTAACAGGATTAATTGTACCTGAACCACCATGTGCTTTTAAAAGATTAGCTTCCCATGTATTAACATGAGCAAGCTCGGTATCTCCCTCTCTGCCTAATTTGCCTAAATCTTTAGCAAGCCAGTTATATAACCATATTTTTAACTTAATCATTCTATTTTCAACTCCATTAATTGATATTTTTTATTGAATCCGTACAGCCTATTCCAAAGTTTAGTAATACTTTCAAATTTAGTAGAACCCTGTATTGAAGTTCCACCATTTTGTTTAACCCACTGTTTAAACTGCTCCATTCCTGCTTTGGTGTTTTTGCCACCTATATAGGTTATATAAGCAACTCTGTCATTAGGATAGTTAATCCATTGAACAGTTAATGCAACATAACATTTATCTTCTTTCATAACCAAAAGAAGTTGTTGTTGCCCTTGCGTTACTAGCAGTTTTAACTGACCACTAGTAAATTCGTTGTTACCTTTGTCTAATGCTTTTTGTAATAAAGGTTCTGCAAGATACCAAAATCTTTGCACTTGATTCGTAGGTACTACATAGAGTTTCATAGAATTTATCCAACAATGATATAATCCAATTCTACATCACTATGCCCATGATTTCTATGACCTATAACAAAACTACCTTTGGCTTTAGTTTTGATATAAATGTGGTCTGTTTCTCCTGCTGCATTTTCGCTTCTAGGTGAGAATACAATAACAGAATCAAAACCTGCTCTTTCATTATTAACTGTAGTTTCTGTTCCAGATACATTTAAAATAACAGTACCGCTATTATTAGTCTTGCCATTCATAGCGTTATTAACTACTTCTGCTACAGCTCTAGGGTCACCACCTTGATACGGAAGTGTACGATACATTCTAGGCATTATCTATTACCTTGTGGTTTTACATCTACATCTACTGCCATAGCTGTTGTCCAGTTACCTGTAGGTTGCACATTAAACCTGTGATACCTACCTGCACTCCTTAAACTACATCTGCCTTCTGTTGTAGCAGGAACAAATGAGCTAAATAAAATAGTATCGTCTAACTCTCTACGACTAGCTACTGCTACTTGTGCAGTGCCGTTGTCTATTTGTGGTCTTGCTAGTGTAGCTACAGAGTTATAACCAATCTCTACATCCGTTGTAATAAGTTGTGGTGTTATAGACTCTCCTGTAAATACTACTATTTTATCTGTTTTTGCCCCTGCAAATAGAAACTTACCACCTATAAATAATCGTGAATCTAATGATGCAGGCATAGTGTCTATATCCGTATAACCTAAAGCAGACTCTAAAGTTTCTAATGTTTCTCCTAAAGTAGCAATAGTACCTACTACATCTGATGTAGTTTCAGCTCTTGACCATTTTCCTAACTGCCAATTATAAATAATTATTTTTCTGTTACCATCTACATCTGCATAATTCCATACTACAAGATTTTTAACAGGGTCTATAGCAACACTAATTGTATCTATTTTTGTTAAATCAGCATTACTAAAGAAAAATCTATCTACTTTTTCTAATCCTATATTAGTAACTGTTTGACCATCTGTAGAGTAAAATCCATCATCTGCTAAAAAGAAAGTAATATTTCCATACCTAGCAACAGAGTTACCTTCTAAACAACCTAGTCCACTAGAAATAGTATCAAATTGCCAGAAAAGAGGACTACCAACATAAGAACACCTAACTATAGATTTCTCTAGCAACACAACACCAAACTCGCCACCTGTAATAGCTTGAACATTACCGCCATCAGGAATAATTTGAAAATCACTTTGGCTAGTAGACCCAGAGACCCAATCTGTTTCATCATTAATATCAGACCATTGTACCTTGTCTGGATTAGAGCCTATATTAATATTTCCTGCAAAAACAAAGTCACGAACTACAGCAATATCTTTAGCAACTGGAGCTGATGATGCTACATCTGCAAATGAAGTTGATACACCTATTGTCCATGATTGAATTTTATTGTTGTCGTTACAAGCCAACACCACACTTCCAAATTGCTCAAATCTCCATGTGCCGTTACCACCATAACCACCTGCTTTAGACACATCATCTAGGTTAAGTGTTGCAGTATTTAGTTTAAATAACTTTGTAGCACCACCTGCAAATACTTGTACATTAGCTCCAAATTTAGCTACAAATATATTTGTAATGCTTTCACTAGCAGAGTTAGAAAAATCTACTGCACTAGGAAAAGCACCATAACCAATACCTACAGGATATACATTTTTAGCATCATTTAAACTTCCTGCATTTGCTGGTTGGTCTGGTAACCAATCTGTAAATTGTAATCTTTTTGTTGTCATTTATTTTTCTCAAATATAAAATTAATAATTACTCTTTCATTTTTTGTTGGTAATGATGGTCTATGAAATAAGTCAGAATCAAAGTAAATCATTTCACCAGCTTTAGGTTTGTTTTTATAGTCACCAACAATAGTATCGCCATCTGAATCATTAACATAATAAATTAAACTAACATAACCTTTTTCAACTTTATCTTGATGCCATAAACGTTGTACTTGTTCTTCGCTAGTTTTTTGTGGAAGTAATTTATTAACCTTTATTCTTGTTGCCCATTTTATATCCAATGTTTTTTTTGCAATTTCTAGTATTGGATTTACTAATGGTGTTCCATCATAGTGAACACAATGTACATATTGAAATATACTATCGTCATATAGATTATCTTGAGGAACATATTGAAAATCTAAATTATTTACTTCTTTTTGTATATTACTAATATAACAATTATCTAAAAATAATTTGTTTACCAAGTTAATTTTACTATACCTTGTCTACCAACCCCACCATACCAAATATACGGGCTAGACCTATCTTTAAATCCACCACCTCCACCACCTGAACCATATCCAGTACCATTGCCACCATTTGCTTGATTACCACCTGCTCCACCAGAACCTAAACCACCTCTTGCATTAGCTCCATTTCCTCCTACACCACTTGACCCATCATTTGTACCAGAGCCTCCTCTAGAACCAGATAATCCAGTTGCACTAGAACCAGATGGTAGAGTTGTATTAATACTTCCACCTGCCCCACCAGAACCACCATTTCCACTTGCTCCATTAGCACCAGCAGAGCCACCATAAGCTATATAAGATACCCCACCATAAGTAAATTTAGAGTAACCTCCGTTAGCACGATTACCTCCTCCAGCTCCTATATGTGTAATGCTAAATGTAGTAAAAGGTGTTACAGAGAGAACTCCTTGAATATAACCTCCTCCACCACCACCTCCACCACCACCACCATTACCATTTTCAGTTCCATTACCTGCTCCAGCACCACCACCAACCATTTCAACATTTAATGAGTAAACACCAGCAGGAATAGTAAATGTGCCAGAAGTAGTAAAGTTTTGTGCACCACTCTGATATAAAATTGACCTCCAAACACCACTAACCTTCACATAAATATCTTTGCAAGGTCTCCAAGTGCTGCCAACTTTAACAAATGTTTCAGCAACTGTTTTCCAAGTTCCACTAACTTTAGTTTTTAAACTCATATGTATTTATACCAAATATCGCCATCAGAACCTCCACTTGGATTCCCTGAAGATACTGTTTTATTATTAGTTGCGTTAGACCCAACAGTATGCCCATTAACAGTAGTTCCATTAATTGTGCCACCATCAA